GTCTGTTATATTAATAACAGTTGGAACAGATCTCTGTCATAGGAGGGGCCAAACGGTCTAGAATGTTCACCGTGCCGCAATTAATTTAGCGGTATTTCTTCGAGCACTAGAATGGACTAGTGGATTAATTGATAATCGGATAAACCCCTCGCTTTCCATTGTTCGTGTAGGTCGCATGGTGTGTTCATATTTGTTGTCAAAAAGATTGGTGTTTAAATTTATAAGTACGACAAATATTAAATAGCATTGTTTAACCCCTACCAATTGTTAGTTACACCAAACTAACTTCGAATGGACTCGCTTCCTTTATTCGGCTTTATACGCCCGAGGTTGACACTCGTTAAAGTTGCTGATGTATTTAACATCTTTTTGTGTATTAACACAAATTGGCAATATAGTCATATTTTAATGTGGTATTAATACACATTTAATTTGGTCTGTTCTTGGGTAGATGTGTAATGGCACAACTAAGGTAAACAGACTATTCCACAATGGTTACCAATAGGGTCGTTCCCTATTAGGCTTTATGGATGATTTAGGCTAACCAATGAGATTAGCCTTTCTAGTACGCTGGATAAATAATCTCCAGTGCGAGTTCTTTTAGTAGACAGCAGGCACTATAAAATCAAGGGTAAATAACGTTCTCTGTGCCGCTTCCAGTAGTATGATTGAACTATTGGTATTTAGTGTATCTTCAATTCCTAAGAACGGTAATAATAAACAAAAACAGAAAAATGACGCTAAGAAAGTCATTAAACAAGTAGCTAGAGAAATGGGCCTCGCTTTAGCTGAAAATTCTGGTATACCAGGGGCCCGATTAGCTTACAAAGCAGCCGCTAAGACAACAAAGATTGTCAAAAGAGCTGCCAAAAAACCTCGGCCAAATGCATTTAAAATTGATTCCAGTCCTAAAATCAGACTGTTTTCACAACCTACCAGCCGAGGTGTTACCTTGAGTGAACCAGCAATGCGTTATTTGAAAAGCTTCATTGAACCATTTGACCAATCCATTAAAAATGTTGGGATGCCTAGACCAGGTTCTATGCCTTCCTATAAGGTTACCGGTTTCGTCCGTGGTACTGGACAAATTGGAGCTGCTGGTGTCGGTTTTATATGGTTTGCGCCAACTTTATGTAATGATCGAGTCTGCATTGGCTACTCATCGTCAGTCTACGCCCAAAATTTCATAGCAAGTTTGCCTTCTGACACATATGGTGCTTCCATCGCTTCACCAGCAATCAACACCATGTCTAATCTTCCTTACACCGCATCTCAATTGTTAGTTCCAACCTCTAATTCAGCCACAATAGTCGAAGGTAGAATTGTTAGCGCTTCCTTTCGGGCTTACTATACAGGCACCACGCTCAATGAGTCGGGACAGTTTTACGCCTACGCGGATCCAAATTTCGATTCTATCGTTGGTAACACTCACACCAACACAACACCGCAAACAGAGTCGTATGATATCGGTGAACTCGGTTCTAAAGATGCAACTGAGATTAGAAGTGCTGGGCGTAAGGACATGTCTCTCGTTTTCGTACCGCCGGCAAATTTTTATAATGACTACCCGGCAACTAACTCAAACGATTTGAGGAAGATTTTTCCTTATTCAAACAACGTTTCACAAGGTATCACCGCCACACCAGTTGGTGCGGCTAATGCTGTTATAGCTTTGACTGGTGTAGCTGGTCAATCTTTTTATTATGAAGCTATAACTCATGCTGAGTATGTAGGTCCTGGAGTCATCCAAGCTTTACTGTCTCCCAGTTTCACAGACACTGTTGGATTTGATTCAGTACAAATGTTACTAAATAGAGCGCAGAGAAGATGCGCCAGTGACGCCAGAGTATCATTCCGGGAGTGCGTTAGACGTGAAGCTTTGGCTGACGGGATTAGATTTTAATAATTTTAAATATTTTAAATTTTTACAATGTACATAGACTTTTGTATATAAATGGTAGTTATGTAGTTTTAATTGTGAGTTCCATGAGCAACACCTGAGCGATAAGGTGTCATATTTATAACCCAACTGCTTAAGAACCAGGGCATGGTTCTATGTAGGCCTAAGCGGTGACGGGCAGGACACGAACGACCCCCTTTGCTTCCAACATGGGGGATGGTCACTAGAGAAGATGGACGACACTAGGTCTAGATCTTCTTTTTACAGAAAGGAATCCGCGAGGCTATCTGGGGAAAACCGCGTGCATCCCAGCGTGCCAAAGAGCCAAGTATTCCACGTTGTCCAACCGAAGGTGGGTGTCTCAGTCATAATACTGATTCTGATTGGTTAAGAACCGACTCAAACTGTAAGTAGCGCGGTTTGTTTTATTAAAAATATTCTTTTCAACCATGTTAAATATTCAAGAATCATTTTTATTTTTAGTTTTAGGGGTATGTACATATATTTTTTCTCTTTTGTGGCAGACTGGAAATCTCCAAAAGATTATCGCTTTTTTGTATGTTATATGTTATAATTTATGTTTGTTTATAGTTTATGCTAATTTATACACTTATGGCATGTTAATATTTTTAGTTAGTTCGGCTTTAATGTTGTTTATTAGATTTTTTGTAAATATTTTTCATGCATGGTATAATTATAATAGAGCCTTGTTGGCTTATCAACGACCATTGTTAGATGAGGTTGTTGTGTCTTTAGGAATGTGGGGTGTCATCAACAACAATTTTCCTCGTGTTCATAGGCAAAATAGGATACAAAACAGAGGAGTTCATCGTCCTAGAGCCGGCAGAGCCGCTGGCCCATTTCCACCTGGTGATCCCCGCCATGTGCCAAACGCTTTTCAAATAGCGTTAAATTTAGGAATACCTCAATTAGATCCCAATGATCCACCTTTGGAGCCCGAACGAGCTCCAGAAGATAAACCACCAGTCCCTCATTGGTATAGAGCAAATAGGCACAAAATTAAAAATGCTTATTTACCAGCCGACAAACCTAAAAACCGGTGCACTTTCACTACTGAGGAAGTAAACAACAATGTCTTCAACTACCGAAGCACATTATTTGATCCATGTGGTAGTCCATTTTGTGGTCTCACCGCTTTAACTCTAGCAGCCAATAAGAAACCAGACGTTGAAAAATTCCTAGAGTTGTGTAAGTACACCTCACCTCAATTGATTGGTACAAATATCTTCCTTAAAGATTTCGCTCATAATTTAGGCTTTAACTTGCGAATTCAAATCCCAATCGTAGTAGATGGTCAGGAAGATGATGTCAACAATTTTGATTATGTTTGTAATCCTTATTGGAAATGGGTCATTTTAGTAGTTGTGGAACAAGACGGATCATTTTGTGAGGCTTTACCTGGTGATCCTGTAAGACAAGTTAAACATTGTTTTATGGTTATAGATAGCACTTCTCAAGTATCAAATCTTGAAGTGCCTTTAGTTGTAGAAAAGATAGCATCTTTACGAGAGTTTGTATGGGGTTTTATAATCTCAGTTTTTGTGTTAATATTTGTGAAGTTTTTGTTTTATAATATTATTTCTTTTTCGCGGTTTGAACTCGTTGGTGAATTTTATCACGATTTAATGACAGTGTGTCTCGAGATTTTAAAATTAGTTTTAGGAAGTATACCAAATTGGGTGGTTGATCTCACTATTTTTATGGTTACACTCTTTGATGAGTGCGTTTGGCTGTTTTTAGTTAGGCGGAAATTCGGGTTCAGATATTCTTATCGGTTTTTAAGAACCGTTTACAATGAAACTGACGTTGATAACCGAGTCGTTCGAGAAAGACGTGATCAAATTGAAGAGCAAGATAAGTACGCAGTTTTCATTAAAGAAAAATGGTTAACATTGGATGATAGGTTAGTTTGTGTGCTTCCTAATTTTAATTTCACCTTTTTGACTGTTGAATCTTATCCTATTATCATGGTTAGTGTCTTAAGGGCTCGCCAATTGTATAAAGAAATGCAATGTGCGCCCACCGATTCATTAAATGTGGCCATGATGTCTGTTCTTAAAGGAAACTATTTGAATACTAATGAGAACATTCCTGAGCTTTACACCAACACAATAGAATATGTGCAATGGGTGATTTCACGCAACAAACACCAAACTGTCGACTATACTAAGTTTTCAGTGGCTTACAATGCCCAAGGTCATTTGTCTTATATTGGCAATTTGAATATAGTAGCTATCAATCAACTCGCCGTCTCCGTTGGTCGAGTAATTTGGACCAACTTCATGGATGATGAAATAAACATCGAGCAGATCGGAATAACGCCAAATGTTTGTGTTCCACAAATGAACAACGGCTTCAAAAAATTCAATGTAAAGTCATTGAAGATTAAGCAAGACAAAGTTGTTGCTTATTGCCCTTTAGGTTCTTTAATCACTGATGAGGGACAACTTGGTCCAGGTAATCTGTGTGTTACCTCACCTTACTCCACTCTGTCGGCTTTAGCTGGTAGAAGCATGGTAAAAATACCAGTTGAAGTGCTGGATTTTTATGAGTTTGCCCAAAAAACGGTGAGGAACCTAATGGATTTAGTCGATTGTAGTCATTTATGTGTTGATGAGGATGAGGAGGCTTGTTATCGCGCTAACAATAAAGGTAAACGTAGTCAAAAATATGTGGATTCTAAACTTACAGAATACCATCGTGTCCTACAAGGCAAGAAAAATAGAAAATTTTATGAGAATTCTTGTTTTGTGAAATTTGAGGACTCCTCTAAGGTGGTTAAAGGTGTTTCACGAATACGCCCAAGACTCATTATGACCATGAGTGATTTTTATTCCATAGTTTTATCACCATTAATTTTTAGTGTTCACGTATGGAATGATTCTTTCATCTCCAAATACCAGGTCAAAAATATGAGTCCTGAAGATTTCGTCTCCAAGGTTGCTTCTTTTTGTGACAGGCCACACATAGTAACAGATTACTCAGCTTTTGAATCATCAGTGAGCTACATTTTTAAATTAGTTGAGACGTTGTTTGCTGAATTACTTTTAACCAAGTTGCGCATGTTCAAGACCTTATCACATTTTAGAAATTTAAACAAATTTGGACGTGAATTAAAATGTGACATAGGGACTTTTGTCATTAGTTCACGTTGTAGTGGTGATTATTTTACTTCCACTTTTAATTGTTTGATAAATTTCTTGATTAACGCTTACTCTTGCCATATTAAAGGTTTAAATCATATGGACCTCATAGTTGAAGGCGATGATGGATTAACTTTACCTCACCAAATAGATGATCAACTTATTAACTCTATGGGTTTTGGGTTTAGTTCTAACGTTTTGGGTTCAGTGCCCGGCGATGTGGATTTTCTTCGGAAAAGATGGCTTTACGACAATAGTTATGTGTCTATTGGTAGAGCCTTGAAGAACATCTTTTGGGTTAATTCACAAACTAAACTCACTCATAAAAGACAACTCACTATAATACGCGCTAAGGCCTTATCTTACTATTTCTCTTCACCTGGTTGCCCCATTTTGACTGAAGCCATTAACTATATTTTGAAAAAGACTTCAGGTCTACAATATTTTAAAGGTTTAGAGAAACATATGTCGTACAACGACACTTTTGATGTTAAGAAAATAGGTAAAAATTATGGTACATTGAAAGTTGACGAAAACATGAGGGGTCCTCTGGCTTATGGAGCAACTGGTTTTCCACCTATTCCAGTGGCAATCCAATTGGTTTTAGAAGAAAATTTCAAAAAAGGAAATTTTTACGTGGGGTCATTATTAGATGATTATGATGACATTTATGCCACCAAACTAATTAAAAACTGGCACATTTCAAACCCAGTCTTGTCATTAAGTCCTGAAGTAGAGGAAGTGAAAAAAATTTGTTCTTGTTCCAAGGAGGAAATTGTACAATATGTTTTAAAAGAGGGATTATTCACCCAGGAGTATTTGGAGCAAGCTAACTTATTGTAAATATATATAAATGATATCATATCTGGCGACATCCAGGATAAAAACTAATTTTTTCTGGCGGAATCCAGGATAAAAATTCCAACATCTGGCGAGAACCAGGGTAAAAAATATTTTTCTGGTTGAATCCAGGGTAAAAAATTCACGTTCCTGGTGAAACCCAGGTAAAAAACTAATCTGGTGTGACCCAGGGTAAAAACTATTTGCTAGCTGCCCATAATGCTCGTTCGTTCCGATATAACGGCCTAAGACTGAC